TACCTGGTGCTAATGACACTTATGATTTGGGAGCTTCTGGTAACGTTTGGCAGAATGTTTATACTGGGGATTTACATCTTAATAATCAACATAAAACAGAAGGTAATATAGTTGATGGAACAAAGGGGAGCTGGACTTTACAGGAAGGTTCTGACGATATATACTTAATTAACAACAAATCTAATGAAAAATTTAGATTAAAATTAGAAAAAATTTAAAGGAGATACTATGGGTATTATTTCAAACGGAAATACAGTAATTGATAATGGCGCAATTGATGCGAATGAAGTTGATACTACGCAGATAGCAAATGACGCTGTAACTGCTGACAAACTTGCTGACACTGCCGTAACTGCAGGATCTTACACAACTGCGGACATTACTGTTGACGCTCAAGGAAGAATTACCGCTGCATCTACTGGATCAGCTGGTGGTGCAAACATGGTAGTTAAAGCTTACAACTTAGGTCCTTCATCTGGAAATTACACTTCAACTGCGAATGCAACTAAATATTATGCATATGTAGCAGCAGGAGGAGGAGGTGGAGGTGGATCCGCACCGATTAGAGCTGGCGGAGATGGTGGAACGGGTGGTTTTGGTTTTTACTCAGGTTCTTTAAGTGCTTCAACTTCATACCCATGGTCTGCAGGAGGACCTGGAGGCGGAGGCGGAAATAATTTTGGTAATAGATGGGGGAATGCTGGTAGTTCTGGAGGTAACTCAAATATATCTGGTTTGATGACTGTTAATGGAGGTAATGGTGGAAATCTAGTAACACCTTACACTGGAGGTAACCCTGGAAATTCAGGAAACACACCTGGGGCAACGTTAACTAATTTTAACAGACGACAGTTATTTGCAACTTCACAACCTGCTAACTCTTTTACACCTGCAGGTTTGGGACAAGCTGGAGAAGGAGGAAATCCAGGTAACACATGGGTTAGCCCAAATCACCTAGGTAGCCCTGGTGGTGCAGGATGTGTTGTTTTATTTGTAGATGAAGGATAATAAATATGGCTTATTTAATTTTTAATAGTGATAACTCTTTATATAGAATTGCTGCTAATGATACAGATTTAGGTAATTTAAATTTACCAGATCCTATTAGCCCATCTTATAATGTTCAAACAATTACTGATTCTGATTTTGAATCTGTAAGAAAAAATTTAAAAACAGTTTCATATGATGGTACAACAATAACCTACAATGATGAAACTTGGTTGTTTCCAAATTCAGATAACTTGCAAAGTTATTTTATGAGTATTATTTATGATAAATGCAATGCTTTTTTAACTAATAATGAACCTACTCATGGTATGTATAATGAAATTAAAACTTACAAAGCAACTGTAAAAACGTTCGATAAAGATACTTTAACTTTTCCAATGAATATTAGTTGGGAAGAATATTGCTCTAATAACTCTATAACTTATTATCATCCTTTACAAATACCTTAATATTAACTATTAAGGTGTATGTTTGAAAAAAAAATTACTTTCAAGTGTAGAGAAGAATATTTAGCGACTAACCCTCCCAAACCAGAAATTGCAAAATTAAATATTCCAGATTGGTACAAAGATCTAGAGCATAGTGTTACTAGTAGAACTATAAAAGGTTGTATGCCTTTTTTAGATTCTTTAACAACGGGTTATATTTTAAAAACACCAGTAGAACTATATTTAAAACATAACTATTATGAAGAAAATACAAGAAAAACTGATTTAATTTCAGGCACAAATCCAGTAAACGTCATTGCACAAACACAAAATATTAATTTGGTATCAAAACCAGAAACACATATTGTAAAACAATTAGGAAGTAAATGTCCAATAGTTCATAAAAACAAAGATCTACCAGTTCAAAAAATTTTAAACCCTTACACTATTACTACTCCCCCTGGTTATTCGTGTTTGTTTGTTCCTCCTTTAAATAACTCTGATGATCGATTTTCTATAATTCCCGCAATTGTAGATACCGACAATTTTCCATCTGAAATAAATTTTCCCATTGTTATTAATGGTGATAAGTATCCTATTTTGGATACATTAATTAAAATAGGAACACCTTATGTTCAAATTATACCTTTTAAAAGAGATAATTGGAAAATGAATATAGAAACTGAAACACAAGAAGAAAATGATTTAATAAGATTTAAACAAGAAAAGTTTGTATTAAATAATTATAAACAAAGATGGTGGGTAAAAAAAAGATGGAAATAAATACTAACCAATTTGATTCAGAAAAGTTGAATAGTTATATTTCTATATTTGATAATGTTTTTCCCACAAATGTATTAGACACTTTTATAAAAGTGTGTGAAACTCAAAAAGAGTGGCAAGATGCAACAATTGTAAATGAAAAGTATCCTGACACAGTGGTTAATAAAAAAACTAGAAATACAAAAGTTTGGCAATTAAATAATATATTTGGAGAAAGTAAAACTGAAATACATTGGTCAAATTTGTTTATAAAAATTTTTAATGATTATACAAAAAAATATCAACAAAGATTAAACGTTGAACCTTTTCCATGTAAGGTAAACACTGTTCAAGCTTTAAAATACGAACCGGGTGGTTTTTTTCAATTGCATTCAGATCATGGATTTAAAACTCCTAGAACTTTAAGTTTTATTTATTTTGTGAACGATAGCTACGAAGGAGGTTCTTTAATATTTGCAACACCAAATAGAGATAAAGATTTAGAAATTGATAAAAAAAAAAATAGATTAATTGTGTGGCCTAGTAATTTTTTATATCCACATACTGTAAAACCAGTTGAAAAAGGAATACGTTATACGGTGGTAGCATGGGCTCTTTAAAAAAAAATAAATTTAAAATTGTTAAAAATTTTTTAACACAAGAGGAACGTAAACTGTTATTAATATATACAGAAATAAAACACACAACTAATCAAAAACATTTTGATCTTGTACAATCAAACACCTTTGATACAAAATTTTATGGAGATGCAATTATGGATTCTCTTTTACTTTCAAAACAAAAAATTGTAGAGAAAGAATTTAACGGTGATCTTAAACCTCAATATTCTTTTTGGAGAATGTATACAAGGTGTGCTGTTTTAAAAGAACACACAGATAGACACTCTTGTGAAGTAAGTGTTACTGTCTTTTTAGGTAGTGACGGAACACCGTGGCCTATTTACATGGATAAACAAAGTTTAGAACTTGAACCTGGGGACGCTGTGGTTTATCTTGGATCTGAAATAAAACATAAAAGAGAAGAATTTACTGGTGATTGGCATTCACAAGTATTTTTACATTACACAAACGCTAATGGTCCATTTAAAGATATTGAAAAAGATGGGCGACAATACTGGGGGTTAGAAAATGCAATTTAGACAAAATATTGAAAACGGTTCTTGTGATCTTATTTTTAGTGAAGAAGAATTAGAAGTAATAAAGAAACATGGGAAGATTCATTTTTCTCCTGAGGTGCTTAAACATTTTGGAAATACTTTAATGAAAATTGTAGCAGATTTTAATATGCATTTTAATGAAGATTTAAAAAATAAAAAAAGTAAAGATGATATGATAGTAGAGGGTGATGATAAATTTAATAAATAATTTCATTAACAATACAAATTTTCAATCAATAATTAATTTAATTACCAATAAAAACTTTCCTTGGTTTATTAAAACTTTTGATAAAAATATAGAATTTAATCATACTTTAAAAAATAGTATGTTTGCACCACTAATAATTGAAGAAATTCTTAAAAAAATAAACGCGACAAACTTATATGATGCAAAAATAAAATTAATTACAAAAACAGAAAAATCATTAAAGTTATCTACCTATAATGAATATGATAAAAATTCTAAAAAACGTTGTGCCATTTTTTATTTAAATTCTAATAATGGTACTACAAATATTAGTGGTAATAAAAACATTCAGTCTACAGAAAATTCTATATTAATTTTACCTTCAAATACTAGTTTTTATGAAACAACTTGCACAGACAAGGCTTGTAGGAAACTTATACATATTATTTACGATTAATCACTGTATTCACTCGAAGCCCTTAAAGTGTTATAATTCTCTATGCCTTTAACAAACATACAAATAGCACCAGGATTCAATAAACAAGTAACAGAGACCGGAGCAGAAGGTCAATGGACTGATGGAGATTTTGTAAGATTTAGATATGGTTCTCCTGAAAAAATTGGTGGTTGGGAACAAATTACATCAGATACTTTAGTTGGAGCTGTTAGAAAACAACTTGTGTGGGCTGATTTAGACGGAAGAAGATATGCAGCTTTAGGAACTAACAAAGCTTTGTTTATTTATTATGAAGGTGGCTTTTATGATATTACTCCTTTAGATACAGCACTAACAGGTTGTACATTCGATACCACAGATACTTCAGCAACTGTCACCGTAAATAAAACAACTCATGGTCTATTGGCAGGAGATCTGTTTACCTTTACATCTGTAACTCCTCCAAGTGGTGCGGGATATGTGGCATCTGATTTTGAAACAAATACATTTGAAGTAATTACATCTTCAGCGAACAGTTTTACAATTACAATGGCTAATGCTGCATCAGCAACCACCTCAACAAGTGGTGCTGCCACAGTGAACCCATATATTAAACCAGGTCCATTAAATGCAACAGCAGGCTATGGTTGGGGAACAGGCACATGGGGACGAGGCACCTGGGGATCACCTTCAACAGTCAGTAATTTAATCATTGATCCCGCTTCATGGTCAATAGATAATTTTGGTCAAGTCATGATAGCCACTATTAAAAATGGAAAAACATTTTCTTGGAATCCTATAAATGCAGATACAAATGCTTTAACTACAAGGGCGGTTGTTGTTAGCGGAGCACCAACAAGATCAGTCATGTCTATTATATCCGATAGAGATAGACATTTAATAGTGCTTGGAACAGAAACAACAGTTGGAGATGACACTACACAAGACAAAATGTTTATTAGGTTTTCTGATCAAGAAAATATATCTGAGTATGCACCAACATCAGTTAACACCGCTGGTACTTTTAGGTTGGACTCTGGGGTAAAAATTGTAGGAGCTGCAAAAGGTAAAGATTATATTTTAATTTTAACAGATACTTCTGCATATGTTATGCAGTTTGTTGGACCACCTTTTACTTTTTCTATTAGACAAGTTGGAAGTAACTGTGGATTAATTGGTCAACACGCTCTACATTATGTTAATGGAAGAGTTTGGTGGATGGGACAAGCAGGAGGTTTTTTTGTATTTGATGGAACAGTTAAATCAGTTCCATGTTTAGTTGAAGATTTTGTATTTACTAATACAGGAAATAATTTAGGAATTAACTATAGCGCAGGAGAACAAGTATACGCAGGTCTTAATCATTTATATGAAGAAATAAATTGGTTTTATCCTAAGAATGGATCTGAACTAGTTGATAGAGTAGTGACATACAATTACACAGAAAATGCTTGGACAACAGGTTCTTTAGCAAGAACTTCTTTTCACGATTCAACTTTATTTGACAATCCTTATGCAACTGAGTTTGATGACTCAGCGGTACCAACGTTTCCTACTATTCAAGGGGTTACAAATATAAACGGTGCTTCTACTTACTATGCTCATGAGGTAGGTGTAAATCAAGTTGATAGTTTAGGTAACAAAACAGCAATACCTGCATTTATACAATCAGGAGATTTTGATTTGAGTGTTGGTGGTGATGGGGAGTTTTTTATGAGTATGAGAAGATTTATTCCTGATTTTAAAAGACTTGAAGGTAATGCACAAATTACAATAAATTTAAGAAATTACCCAACAAGCACAGCAGCAAGCTCACCTTTAGGGCCATTTACAATAACAAGCTCTACTGATAAAGTAGATACACGTGCCAGATCTAGATTTGCTAGTGTGAAGGTAGCTAACCTTTCAACAGATCAAAGTTGGAGATACGGTACTTTTAGAGCTGATGTACAACCAGATGGAATGAGAGGATGATGGACCCTATTACACAAAGAATTCTAGATCAACAGAGAGCCATCACACAAGATCCTAACTTTAGTGGCTATGAACCATCTAATATAAATGGCATTGCAGCTATTAACACTGCACCCGTTAATGAAAACCTCATGGTTGAAGATAATCTTGTGGGACAAACACCACCAATAGATGTTAAGGGGTTAGCAAAGAATGTTGGTAAAAAATTAGTTACAGATTTTGCTGTTAGAAAATTAGGACTCGAGGGATTAAGAGGCAATATATTGAAATCAGTAATTGGAGGAAATGCAATTGGTTTTTCAAATCCTCTCACAGCAGCCTTTACAGTAGGTTCCATGTTACCAGATTCAGTAAAAGGAATCGCTGGTATCTTAAGAAACAATAGAGCACAAAAAGCTATTGAAAGAGATATTATACGAGACATGCAAGGACAAATAACTACAATTAATCCACGTATTACAAACATGCAATCAACTGGAGACAGAAATAGAGGAGATAGACCAGGAGGAGCAGATTATTCAGCTCCGAAATCAAGTCCTTCACCATCACCAAGATCTGAAAGACACAGTGGTGGAGCAGGCGGATTACACTCAGGATATTAATAATGGCTAGAGTAGATATACTAATACCTGAACCCACTCCTGTATATACTGAAGAAAATCAAAGACAAGTAACACAGTCTTTACGAACGATGCAAGATAAATTAAATACATCTTATCAAGAAGAATTAAAACAAGAAGTTGAGAGAATGAGTTGGTATAGTATAAGGTTTGGTTGCTAATGAGTGATTGTAATAATGTTAATCCAATAACAGGTGGAAGTACAGTTGGTGACATTCCATTTTATCTAGCAGTTCAACAAGGTAAGGTTCCTGGTTACTCTATGATTAATAAATTTGGATATAATCCTAGTATCGGTTCAGGTTCTTTTGAAACTATTTGGGAAACAGGAGATAATTATCCTTATCAATCTACAGCGGTTACTGTTGATGTTGTTAGTGATGATACTAATGATGATGTAGCAGGAACTGGTGCTAGAACT